CCAATACTCCATTTTGGCGATAGCCTCTTTAGTAGAGACGCCGTCCGGTGGAACAGCAACCATTGAGAGAATCGCGTGTTTCACCAGCATCCCGAAGTTGGACTTCAGGGGAGGCACGCCGTGCATGTGGATTGTGTTGGTTTCCCAGTCGATGGGGTTCACCAGGGTGAGACTTACTTTTCCTTTATCCGTCATATCGTTTCCTTCTTTATTGTCGCTTGGGTTTAATGTAATCAAAGGTGGCAGCCCTTGATTCCTAAAAAAATATACCAAAACCTAACGTAGAGTCAAGTGGGCCTTTCAAATTTTTTAAGGGGCAAGCCTCCATGGGGCCAGATCGCCGGTTCTGGAGGCTCTTACTTCTGTTGTGACGTCACTGACGAGGTTGGGTTCGTTATCGACCACTCTCAAATTGATGCCCATGACATCGCACTCTGTTTTGAAATGCTTGTAGAATTTAGTCTCTCTGATGAGGTAGCTGAGAAAGCCTTTGTATTGCATGTTTTTGCGAATCTCTTTAGATAGTGCGTGCATATTCTCATCGGTGGGGGAGCTACTGTCTGATTCAGAAAGAACATCTTCTAGGTTGGAGAAGACTTCTCTATTTACGTCAGCAATCAGATAAATCGACATCTCTCTAGATAGGTCGGCCTGTCGTGCGATTTTTTGCAAGACTGATAGGTTCCATGCGCATTTAATAGCCTCATCTTGAGATGATAATTTTGTCTGAACAGTGGCAAACTTGGATCGAATCATCTCGTCAATTGTGGGGATTGGAGAGGGTATTTTGTTGAGGTCTTCTTTGAAGCTAAAACGAAGCGGAATCGGAACCACGTCAAACGCATGAGTGCTTGATAGATATAATAATTCCGTTGATTTTTCCCCGATTTTGATAGTGCGGGCGAAGTTCTTGGTAATTGGTTTTAACTCATGTCTCTCCTCAGCATTGAAGACAGCTTCGTCATAACTGTTTACTGCAATCATGCCGTCATCGATTAGAGCGGTTAAGGCCGATCTGACCCAGTCTAGAGTCGATTTTTTTGTTTTGTATTTTCTGCGTTTAACAATCTTTTTGGTGTCCAGATTGTGAGGTGCTGTTGGCTCTGAAGACTGATTGTCAGAGGTCAGCCAGGGCGGCATAGTGGCGCCTTCTACACCCTGCAGCCAGGGTAAGTTAGAGTGTGTGATTTTTGAGATGAGCCGTAGATGTTCAAGATTCGGCTTACTTCTGCGCTCAGGGTCTTTATGAAGCCATAGTGAGACAGCAGAACGGGAGACATCGCACAGCTCCGCTAGTTGAGACATGTTCAGTTTGGCGTGCTCAAGTGCTAGGCGGATTCGTGCGATTGATACGTTGGACTTGTGTTGTTCAGTGCTGTTCATTTGCTTTTTCGGTTTCTTTTTTTGCTCATCATACTCTACAAGATGAGCTTGCGCAAGCAGTGCTTGTGTCTGCCAAGTGATCGGTGTAGCTTAGCCTTCATCCAAGACTTCGGTATCCAGATATGGAATCTACGCCGTGGTCCAACAGCATTAACAAGGTTAAGACAATGAATGATAGTGAGAGAAAACAAATGCTCTCTGCGTTAGAGCAGTGTTTTGAAGTCTGTGGTGGGGCGTCAAAGTTGGCAGATAAACTGGGTATTACACGCCAGGCAATCGACCAGTGGCGTCAGCGTGGTGTTCCCGCAGAAAGAGTTGTCGCACTAGAAGCAGCAGTTGCTGGAGCTGTAAGCCGTCGCGAGCTTCGCCCGGATCTCTTTTCTGACTCATCGTGCTGTAGCGCATAGAGAGGTAGTGACATGCAAGGAGAGGAACGCCCAATTGCACTACCGGTTCAGCACAGCGAGATTGATCAGAAACTGAAACAATGCCACCAGTGGATCACCTGGCGCTATGAGAAGCGTGGGAAGAAGTTCACCAAGGTGCCGTATCAGCCGAGCGGCATACCGGCATCGACCACTAAACCGGAGACTTGGTCCAGCTTTGATGATGTGACCGATCCGTTTGCCGTCGGTGACAAAGGTTTTGATGGTATCGGTTTTGTCTTCAGCCCTGATGACGGCCTGGTCGGTATCGATATTGATGACTGCATTGATGCTGATGGAAACTGGAATGAGCTGGCAACCAAGACCGTTGAAGAGGTCGGTGGATTCATTGAGCTGAGTCCCTCAGGTCGGGGACTTCATATCATTACAGAGTCTGAGCTGGCTAAGGCCCATGTTGATCATGATATTGGGCTGGAGATTTACGACCGGGGCCGCTACTTCACGGTGTCAGGGCATCCTGTGAACGGCCATCGTGCTGTTCAGCCCAGTGACCTGACTAGTTTGATTGATCGCCATTTTGGGTCCGATAACCAGATCACCGCCCCCGCAGGAGCAAGTCTTGAGAACTATAAAGCCCCAGCAGACATGACGGATGAGCAGGTCCGCGCTATGTTGAAACTGCTGGACCCCGATGGCTCTGGTTACGGTGGTTGGCTTGAGGTGGGGATGGCGCTGCACCACCAGTATGGCGGCGGCTATCTCGGCATGGAGATTTGGGATGAGTGGTCCCAGCGTTCCCAGGATTACGATGAGCAGGAGATTGAGCGCAAATGGCCATCGTTTGCCTCAACCCTTGATCGCACCCCTGTCACTCTCGCTACGGTGATAAAGCGTGCTAAAGATGCACGAGATTTGCTGGTTGAGAAAAAGAAAGAGAAAGCGGGGGAGGCGCAGGCGGCACAGCTAGAGGCAGAGACGCTGCCTGATCTTGATTTTATGTCGATCCCTCAACGTGAGTGGGTGTTGGGTAATCGGCTGTTAGGCAGTTACATCACCGCGACCTTCGCCCCTGGTGGTGTGAGCAAATCGACGTTTTCTCTGGTGTCAGCAGTTGCTGTGGCTACCGGCCGTGATCTGACTGGCGAGGGGTTGAGGAAGCGCGGCCCGGTTTGGGTGATCAACGATGAGGATGATGAGATTGAGATCCAGCGTCGACTGGCTGGAATCTCTATTCTCTTTAGCATCCCGTGGAGTGAAATCAGAGCAAACGTCTACGTCACCAGCGGATACGGCCACCCATATCTGATTGCGCGCCGAGACAAGGATTACAACATCGTCACCACCCCAAACGTCGACAAGATCATCGAGGAGATTAAGCGCAAGGAGATCGTCTATCTTGTTGCTGACCCGCTGATCACCATGCATGAGGGTTCGGAGAACGATAACAACGAGATTCAGAAGGCGGTCGACTCCTTCAAGAAGATTGCATCAGAGACTGGTGTAGCGATTGAGCTGGTCCATCATACGCGTAAGAGTGGGGGAGGTGATAGTGAGGCTCACGCAGGTGACGCTGAGGCGGGCCGTGGTGCTTCTGCGCTGAAGGATGCCAGCCGTATTGCAGTGACATTGGCACGGATGTCTAAGACGACTGCCAAGGAGAATGAGATCGACTGGGAGATTGGACGTCGTCTGGTCCGACTTGATCAGGGTAAGGGTAATTTTGCGCTACCTGATGAGCAGGCATCCTGGTTCAAGCTGCACTCTGTTGCGATTGGTAATGGTGATGAGGTGGGTGTGCCAGCACCATTCGACTTCCAGGCGGCATCGGCAGCCAAGCAGGTCAAACAGGCGGCAGAGAAGGCTGCTGAGATCGAGCAGTGGCGAATCGACATCGTTGGGCAGATGACCTCAGATCGTATTCCGATGCGCAGTAAATTAGCGCCACGGATGGAGCCTGTGTGGGGCTTGAAGGATCGCGCTGTACGGGATCGCATCCCCCAGACGCTCCCATATGACGAGAAGAACGGTGTTGAAGTGCAGTTGATGGATTCCGCTTATCGCGTCTGGTTGGAGCAGGATGGGGACGATAAGCGCGGCACCGTCTATGTTGTTCGAGAGGAGATTGAGTCATGAAATCTCAAAGTCGGGCAATCGGGCAGGACCGGGCAGAGATCGGGCAGCTGCCCGAAATAATCGGGCAGAGAGATTGGGCAGAGAGGTCGGGCAGCACCGGGCAGGAATCAGACGTTGCCCGATTTTTTCTCTTTAAAAACATAGAGATAAATCGGGCAACAGCAAAGTCGGGCAACGCCATTTTATGCCCGAATAAAATCGTTAACAATCAACAGGATAAGTCGGGCAAACCGGGCACCTACTACGTAGGCACGCAACGCTGCTGCCCGAAGGGGCAGCGTAGCGTGCGTGATGGAGATTGGGCAGCATGATGGAGATCACCGAAAACCCACCTGTCTGGTTCAATGGGATTGGTGCTGCATCACGGCAGTTGCTGCTGCGCCGATGGCAGAAGGTTGAGACCACTGGCCGTACTGCACGGGGCAATGGATGGCGGGTAGGGGAGACGCATCACCGCGCTAAGCTGACTGATGCAGATGTTGAGCTGATCCGCTGTCTGCATGAAGAGGGGATGAGCTGTGCAGAGATCGCTCGTAAGTTTGAGTGTGCGAGAACCACAGTCTCTTCCATCGTGAACTATCGCCATCGTGTTGAGGCTCCTGCTGGTAGTAACCTGGTATTTGAGTAGCGACAGATAACTTGCTGGTGCGGTGCTACTTTGGCTGAATGGCAAAAGTAGGCAGACCAACCAAATACCGTAAAGAGATGGGACAGCGCGTCATTGAGATGATGCGTGAGGGCGCCAGTAAGCTGGAAGTCTGTGCCGATCTCGATATTGGATACGACGCATTTCTCTCCTATCAGGAGCGTCACCCTGAGTTTTACGAATCCGTAAAAAGGGGAGAGGATCTCTCAGAGGCGTGGTGGACACGGCTAGGGCGAGAGGGCGCAACGGGTGAGAACCAAGACGCTAATGCGACTTTCTTCATTTTCAATATGAAAAATCGCTTCGGCTGGTCGGACCGACGTGATGTTCACCAGACTGGTGACGTGAACATCACCGTCAGCACTGGGATTGATCGTGCTCCAGGCGACGACTAACAATGTGGATACCGGCTATCGGCCACATCGCTATCAGGGAGAGATCCATCGAAACCTGAAGCGGTTCTCGGTGCTGGTTTGCCATCGGCGTTTTGGCAAGACCTACCTAGCAATCAACGCGCTGATCGATGCGGCACTGCGCTTCCAGGGTAATGATGGGCGCTTCGGGTATGTCGCCCCTTATCTGAAACAAGCCAAGCAGGTGAGCTGGGATTACCTAAAACGCTTTGCATTGACCATCCCAGGCACCAAGGCCAATGAGTCTGAACTCTCCATCAATTTCCCAAACGGATGCCGTGTCCGGCTCTATGGGTCAGACAACGGAGAGGCGATGCGTGGACTCTATTTCGACGGTGTTGTTGCGGATGAGGTCGCTGACATGCGGCCTGAGACCTGGCCAGAGATTGTCCGTCCTGCATTGGCAGATCGTAAGGGGTGGTGTCTTTTCATCGGAACGCCGAAAGGCATGAACCAATTCCACGACCTCTACCAGCATGCGTTGAATGATGAGAACTGGTACTCAGGGATGTTTCGGGTTGATGAGACCGATGTGCTGGATGCCGATGAGTTGGAGCTGGCAAAGTCCACCATGACCGATAACCAGTACCGTCAGGAGTTCCTCTGTGACTTCGGTGCAAGCGTCGACAATGCGCTGATCACCATCGACAAGGTCTCTGATGCAGCGAAGCTGGTCCGCACTGAGGGTGACGTCGCCGGTTCACCGCGCATCCTCGGTGTGGATGTGGCGCGCTATGGTGATGACCGCAGTGTCATTCAGAAGCGCCAGGGGCTAGTGGCTTATGAGCCAACGGTCTTCCAAGATATCGACAACATGGCACTAGCGGGTCAGGTGGTGCAGACCATTACTGAGTGGAAACCTGACGCGGTCTTCATTGATGCAGGACGTGGGGAGGGGGTCATCGATCGTCTCCGTCAGCTCGGCTACTTCGTTACTGAGGTGAACTTCGGAGGCAAACCCACCAATCCTCGCTACCACAACAAGCGCAGTGAGATTTGGGATGGCATCCGCATCTGGCTTGATGAGGGCGGGGCGATACCTAACAACACGGAACTGAAGACAGACCTCTGCATCCCAACCTACAAGTTTGATGCAGGCAACCGGCTACAGCTTGAGACCAAAGACGAGATAAAGAAGCGCGGTATGCGATCCCCTGACCTGGGGGATGCATTGGCGCTGACCTTCGCCCATCCCGTTGCACCGAGAGGCATTGGCCTCAACGGCACACCGGTCGCAGGTGAGATGCAATCTGAGTATGACCC